TCAATCAGACCGACGCGCAGAAGTCGTGGCGCTGGCGTGCAAAGAAGCATCAGCCGATGCATCCGATCAGGGAGAGCCGACTGCGCATTGCGCACAACATCTACAGCCACAAGATCATCCCAAAAGAAATTGGCAAGAACAAGGCGACTGTGTGGGCACGCATTTGGGGCAAGACGCAAAACTCCTGGCTCATTGAGCACGGCCGCTACAAGGATCCATCACGCGCCTACCAAGGCTGGCAAGTATTCCGCAAGTTCTTCCAAATGTACGGCGCAACCATCAACGCCAAATTCACCGAGGACATTGGCTACGGACTCGAGAAGGTCTTTGCTCGCATAGCAAAAGAAATGAACAAGGCGGCACGATGAAATTTGTAGAAGCCATTCATCTCGCATTGCAACAATCCACAACCGTGATCACGGCTGTGGGCAGTTCGGCAAAGATATTTCAATCATTCGCCGCGCCGACAACATCAGCGCCGTTCATCGTGGTCGGATCGCAAAGCGACGACGCGCTCAACCCGACGATCAAGGGCACAGGCGACACCGTGCGGCTTGCGACTTTGACAGTTGACTGCGTCAGTTCAAGTCTGTTGCAAGCGACCAACATTGCAGACCATGTGCGGGTCGATCTGTACAACTCAGCGGGATCGCTTGCGACCGCGAGCAACAGCCCGATGGTCATCCAAAACATTCGTATCGACGGCTCAAACATGGCCTACGACATGGGTAGCGAAGGCACTGAATACGGCGTGTTCGTATGCAGTGTCACGGTGAAAATTTGGTATGTCGCGTCGACACCAGCACCGATCACTCTTGTCACTAATCCCTCACCTCCAGCACCTTAAAGGAAAAAACAAATGGCAGTAATTGTAGCAAATTCAGGAACAACATCACTCACATACAACGCAGTTTTGGTTGGCGAAGTCACTTCGTTGTCTTACGACGGCTTCAGCGTTTCAGCGGTTGAATCGACAATTATTAGTTCAACGACCAAGGCATTTCTGCCCGGCATTATTACGCCAGGCACAATTTCCTGCGATGTGAATAGCAACGGCGCAGACACGGGCCAAGACGCAATCAAGGCGGCGATCACGGCCCGCACATCAAACACATTTGCGATTGCCTCAAGCGATGGTTCGACCATATCGGGAAGCGCAATCGTGACTGGCTACTCAATCAAGGCATCGACCGATGCAATCATCACAGCATCTATCAGTCTGCAATGCACAGGCGCAATCACCATCACCTAATCAGGAGCACCCATGTCAATCCGAGAACAACTACTTGCGCTCAAGATCCCGACCGCGACTGTAAAGGTTGCGGGCATTGACGGTCTCGTCTCACTTCGCGGCCTCACTGCTGGCGAGCGTGATCAATGGGAGCAGTATGTCTACTCGGAGAGAGATGTAAAGAAGGGTGTGAAAAACATCCGCGCCAGTCTCGTCGTGCGCTGTATCACGGACGAGGCTGGCGTGCGATTGTTTAGCGATGCCGAGATGGATCAGGTTGGATCAATGCCTGCAAGCGTCATAGATAAGTTGTACGAGCACTGCCAGCGCCTATCGGGTCTCGGGGCTAAGGATGCTGAGGAACTCGAAAAAAACTGACGCGCCGCAACGGAATACGCATGTTCATGTTCACGCTTGCGGCTGAATTGAAAATGACGGTGGCTGAATTAGGAGATCGAATGTCCTCTAGAGAACTCCAAGAATGGATCGAATATCAGGGCATCGTGGGATGCCTTGACTCACGCCAGCGCGGCGATCTAGCCGCTGGCATCGTTGCGTCAACTGTCGCCAATGCGCACAGGTCGAGTCGATCCCGATCGTTCACGCCGCAAGATTTTATGGCGTATGTCGAGAAACCAAAGACAGACCCGCTTGTCTCCATTAAAAAACTAAAGCAACAAATGGGAGTTAAGTAATGGCAGTAACAGGCAAGATGACGGTCGATCTTTATGCGAATCCCGACCCATTCGTGCAAGGCATGAAAGCCGCCGAGAATGCCGCCAAGAAAAGCGGTAGCGGTATTGCTGGCAGTATTGAAAAGATAAATCAGAAGCAGTTAAAGAACGCCATGACTTCTGGCTTAAAAGCCGTCGGAGTCATTGGAGCGATTGAAACAGGACAGCAGATCATGCTTGCCACCATCAAAGGCATGAAAGATGGAAGCGTCAAAGGTCTTGGCGATTTTGGAATGGTTGCGGCTAAAGCAGTTACATCCGTCATTGAGGGACTGCCAGTGCTAGGAACTTTTATGCAAATTGGGACAGAGATTGGCACATGGGTGGCTGGAATTAATGAATTAGACGAGGCAACACAACGAGCAAACAAAAATACTGAAGGCTTAAAATCAACCTTGGCATCTATTAAAAAAGGCAATGAAATTGGAAGCGAAGCAATTCAATCAGCATCGGACAAAAACACACAGTTTTCAATGTCTGAAGATGAGATTACAAACAGTAAAGTTCTTGCTCAAATGCAAGCGGAGTATACAAAAGCAAATCAAGAATACATCGGAGTGTTAAAAGGACAACAAAAACTTAAAGGTAGAGATATAAAAGATACTGAATTTAAACAAAATCTAACCGCTCAGATTATTAAGTTGGAAGAACGACAAAGAAAGACAATGGACGAAACTCTTGAATCTTTGAAATCATCTCAAGAAGAATATAATTCTAAATTAGCAGAGCAAAATGATCTTTTGGAATGGTTCAATGACATGTCCAAAGAAATTGAGGACGACGAAAAAAATAAAAACGATCTTCTTAAAGAAAGAATTAAATTTCAAGCAGACTCCAACAAAGAAGCACTTGACGGACAGAACGATCTAGCCAAGGCGCGGCAAGCCTACGCCGAGACAGAAGCCGAACTCAATGCGCAGGCCGCTGGCACATCAAATGTGGAAGGTCTGAGCACCGCCATCGGATCAATCAAAGTCGCCGGGTCGACCGACTTCTCCATCGAGAAGCAAATGGACATTGCCAAGCAACAACTCGACGCAACTGAATTGCACACCGACATCTTGCAAGAGATCGCAGACTCACTTAATGCGATGGGAGCAACCACATGACAATAGTTCTTTCATGGATTAAGCAATCGCGCTCCGCAACATTTGACCGTGGCAAGTGGAGCGGGTCGCAAAACTATCTTGTGCGTGACACTACAGATCAAGCCATCAATGTCTTCGACATTGCATCGGGCGCAGGCGCATACGAAGTATTTGGCGCGGGTGACGACACGACGATGGCGACATACATGCGTTTTGTATCGGCGACATACACGCCAGTCTCCGACGGCATGGACAGGATTTGGTCTGCCGTATTCACCTTTGAATCGACAATGGGCGACGGCGTGAATGTTGTGGTGGCAGATGTAAAGACCGAGACTGAGGTTGGGTTCACATCGATTGAGAGCAACATCCGCGAGGAGGCGATCGACATTTGGCGCACAGGCACGACAGTGCCATCGAACGGAACTCAAAACGATAGTGATATTGGTGGAACAAAATCAGATTCGGCTGGAGAACCTATCTCGTTTCTATTGCCAATCGCAAGTATCTCGATCAGAAATGTGATCTATGGTCGACCTCAATATGCAACGATCATGGCGATCGCAGGCAAAAGGAATAGTGCGTCTTTCACATTTGGAGCAACTGGCAACACATTCACTTGCGCAACAGGAACTCTAGTTTTTACAGGCGCAAGCACAAGTCGAACTGGCCCGAATGTGTATGAGATCAACTATCAATTCAACTACGACCCGACGCTGTATCACATGCGACAGATTGCAATGCGGGATCTTAAGGGCGTGAAGACAAGCCGACCAACACCTGGCTCGCCAGTCAGCGCATCAAATGTCGAAACTGCTTCGGTAGTTTTTTGGCGACAGCCGTTCCCATCTACAACTGCATTCTCCGCGCTTGGAATCGTGAGCACCTAATGGATCTCAAGCCGAACATCAAGAGCGGCTTCGGGCCAATGACTACTCGCGGCTGGAACAAGATCTCAGCCAAGGCGAACGAGCGCACGCGCACGGATTCAACCAATTCTTTTCTAGATCGACAACCATTCTTTATTGCAAAAATTACAGCGTCGACAGCAATCATCGCAAATCGCAGATGGAAATATGAGTGGGCTGAAGGCACGCTCGGCTCGACTGATCTGTTTGAGTTGGTCAGCGGATCGTCCTACACCTACACCAACACAGGCGACTACGCATACAACACATGCGAGGCGTTGCAACAGACGAGCGGAACCTATGACGGCCCCGGCATCACGCACGCAAACATTCCCGCTGGCTACACGCTTCAACCGATTGCAGTTGGAACTTTTGTCCACATGTTCGTGGATCGATCATCCAACTCAAATATCATTTTCACATTCTCAATGGCAAACGCCATCGACGGAAGTTGCGCATAATGGCTCCCGCAAAGAAGCCATCCCTGACTCCATTGCAGACGACAGTTCTCGTCGGGCAACTCGTCTGCATCCTGATCGCGCTCGGGCTGTACGCCGTCGACCTAGGTCGCCGAGACGCAACGCTCACACGCATCGCAAGCGACACGCAGGAACTGCGCATCGTTGCGCTCGAACTGCAAAAGGCTGTGATACGCGGCCAAGCCATCGACGAAAAACATACGGAAACCATCGCCGCGTTGGCGTTGAAGATTGATCGGATGAACCCTAAATAATGGAGGACGCATCATGGATGCACTACTTGGCACTGTTTGGTGGTCTGCTTTGTGCTTGGTTGGCGGTTGGTTGGTTGGTTCGGTCTACGGCTTCAACGAACTCAAAGCATGGTTTACAAAGCGATAGTTCTCGTCGCCCTCACAGCGGGCTGTTCGGCGACCAAGGAGATCGCTTCCAGCGCCAGCGTCGCCGCAAGCCTGGCACACTCAATCTCTGAGCGTGCGTCGTTCATTGCGGCGAACTCTACTCAGCCCGAGATCGTGGCGGCGGCTGTCGTCATCAAAGGCGACACTGCTGTGATTCTGCATGAGGTTGCGCAGATCTCGACGGCCGTGGCGGGCGTGAAAGACATCGTGCCATTTTGGGCGACACTAATTCAATGGGCGCTTGGCGCAGTCGTGGCGGTGGCGCTGGTGGTGCTTCTGTTTCAGACGGGCATCGGGACTGCTATTCGAGTTGCCGTGGGTTGGATACCAAAGCGTAAGCAGATGGACGCAGACTTGGCGCGGCAAGCGATGAGCGATCAAGACCCGACGACGATGCGGGAATATGTGGCGGCTCGCCGGGCAAGTGATCCGCTATTCGCGGCCGCTTGGAAAGAGGGGGCGAAGTGAGTTTATTAAATTCTGTTTGCTGTTGCGGAAGTTCTGGAATTTGTTGCACTATTGAATTTAATGACGATTTCGACAACGGACCACCAAATGATCCGTTAGTTAATTTTTTTACAAATTGCACACCTGTTGCAAATTCAACCGAATGCTCAGATTTAACAGGAGTATTTGTTGCCAGTACAGATTGCGAAACAGAACCTAATAGATGTCCTGCCGCTGGTGACGACCCTTGCGGATATATATTATCAGATTTTCCAAATTCAAACGAATGTTCTTTATTTGCATATATTACAAGTAGTAGATATAAGACTTATGATTTCAATGTAGTAAATAATGCTTGCGTCATCCATGCAGTAATTACGTATACAAGTTTACAAATTATATACGCAAAGGAATGCGGACTTGTTGGAGGAAGTTCTCCTCCGCCTGAGTGTTCAGTATATCCCGATTTTGTCTGTACTACTAACGATACATATGAAGGATGTAATGATGTTTTTACTGACTGCTTTGGTTGTTTAAAAACACAAAAGATATATGTCGGAAAAATAAATTGCGCTTCTTCTGTACCTGATGGTTTTTATAGATCAAGAGAACGACGAACAATTCACGACACTTTTGATATTACTACCCAAGGAACAATAGCGGGTGGAAATGATAGTTGTTTATGTAATTGCGGAAATGATCCTCAAACAAATCCTACGCAAGTGGGTGCTTGTTGCATTATAACATTAGATGTAGATGGAAATCCTGTTTATACTTGCACGCAAACCACTAGATTGGCTTGCGCAAATTTAATGTGTGAAGAACAAGTATATCTTCAGGCAGGGTCAGGTTGGTTTCCTGAAACAAGTTGCGAGGCAAGTTGTGGATAAAATAGATAGACAATTTATAAACTTGGGTTCAATTAGTCCTGAAGATGCCAATAAATTATTTGCAAACAAAATTCATAATGTTAAAAAAATAATATCGGTTTCTCAAGCCGCCCAATACGCCCGCGCCGAACTCACACACGCCACCCAAGGCCCTGCAAGCGAAGCAGACGCGGCGGCGCGACTGGCGATCTGCATGGCGTGCGAACATCGGGCTGTTGAATACAAGGGGCAAACCGACGCAGGACAAGTGGGTTGGTGCACCAAATGCGGATGCGGAAACAACCCGCGTGCGATGCTCACCGTGAAGGTGACGCTGGCAGGGGTCGAGTGCCCGCTCGGCAAGTGGGGCAAGGTCGAGGGCACTGGCGCAAGCGTCGCCAGCGCGGTCGACGCGGTGGCGGGCGTGGCGAAAAGCATCATTCACAAGTTGAGTGGCGGCTAAACTTCTGAAATGTGGCGGCTAAAGCACAAATAACTTTCGTCCGAATGTCGGGGAATGTTAAAGACTTTCCGCATCTTATTTCGTGTTTTAGGTTTCACTGCCTACAATCCAACCCTAATGCTGACACTCACCGACGAGGTTCTCGCGTGGGAAGTGTGGCTCGTTGATCAACAGGGCTACGACCGCCATCATTCTCAGAACGCCGGGAGATGGGCAAGGCGGTGGGTCGAGCACGCAGGCGACAATCTCACACCCGCGTCATGCGTCGCATGGTTAAGTGCGATGAGCATGAGCCGCAAACTTTCGCCGCAGACCGTGCGCAATCGCATGAGTTTATGCAGGCAGTTTGCGGGTTGGCTCGTCGTGCAAGGCAGACTCAGCATCAATCCTTGGGTGTCAATACCCGCTCCGCGCGGACGCGCTGGAGTTGGCGCGGACGCACTTACGCAAGACGAGGTTAATAGATTGATCGTCGCCGCCGAGCGTGCGGCGCGGCATCCTGATGGCCGTATTCGCAACAACGCCAACGCCCGCGCTGTGCTGTATCGACTGCTCAACGGAACAGGCATGCGGTGGGGAGAGTGGAGGTGGCAACGGTGGGACGACATTGATCTGAAGCGTGCAGAAATCAAGGTCACAAAAGATAAGAGTCGACGGCGCGACACACTCCCAATATCCGCAAGCGTCGTGGCGACACTGCGGGCGTGGCGGCAAATCAGCCAGGGCGAAACAGTGTTTGAGGATTACCCGACGCAAAAGGGGCTTGATCGGGACATGAAGTCATGCAAGATTGAGGGGCGTGGCAAGTGGCATCGCATGCGGGTCGGGTTCATCACCAGCGCATTTGAATTGGGCGTGCCCGCAGACCTGATTCAGAAGTTGGTCAGGCATAAAAGCGTAGATCAAACGCACCGCTACCTTCGCCACAAGGATTCCACGCTCAAAGCAGGCATAGAAAAAATCTCACAATTCGGGAAAGATTCTGCACTCCAAGCCCTTGACAAGCAGGATCAGCCGTGTTCTCCTGCACATGTGTTCAAGCCTTCAACTACTAACAATGCAGTGAATGAGTGTTCTCTTGGGGGCTTTCGGCTTGAACACCTAAACCCTCAAGGGGACTCTCACTCACTGCAATCAGACGCAAATCGGGCTGGCGGGATTTGTAACGACAGCCCGATTGACCGTCTGATCCACTCGATTGACCAATTGGTCAGTCAGATAAGGATGCAGAATGAACAGCAAGGACGCAACATGGGGCGACAGGGCAGAGGATGTAATTCTGGCAATGGATCGGCTTCGCGGGTTGGCCGCGAGGATCGAAGCTACAAAGCCAGGCGAGGCGAGGCAACTCCGACTCGGCGCGATGGCGATTCAGTTGACAATCGCATGCCGACTCGGCGATGTGATCCGTCTACTTGATCCAGTCGCTGAGGCAGATCCGTCGAGCGTGATGACCGCATGCGAAAAGATTCTTGCAGGCGACCGACCAAAGGAGATCCCGCTGGTCTCGCTTGGGCAGGGCGACATGGTGCGCGAGATCCTCGAGCGTGACCTTGTAAGCGAAGTTCAAAAGTCGTCGTTGATGCAACGCGCTGTTCTAGCTTGGCGACAGATGCGAGGTGCGCTATGACAATGCGACTACACGATTGCATTATTGAGAACCTCCCTGCGCAGGCGTATCACAGCGACGAGGCAGTTGGCTCTTCGCTCATCCGCAAGTTGCAGACCTCGACCCCAATGCACGCGCTGGCGATGCTCGCTACTCCGATGGCATCGCCAGCGTTGTCTTTGGGTACGGCTCTTCACGCCGCAATGCTTGAGCCTGAGAATGATTTAGCGCAGGCAGTTGTTCAACCCGACATCGACAAGCGCACGAAGTTGGGCAAAGAAGAGTACGCCACATTCGCCGCATTAAACGAGGGCAGATGCATTATCACGCCAGATCAGGCGCAACAACTTGACGGCATGGTAAGTGCGTGCCTTAAAGATTGGCGCATCAAGCATGCGCTGTCAGCCTGCAAGAAGCGCGAGGTCTCCGTGTTTTCATCGGTGGGTGGTCACAAAGCCAAAGCCCGGCTAGATGCTTGGAATGGTCACGGCATGGTGCTCGATCTAAAGACCACACGCGACCTTGCCTGCGACTTTGAGAAGTCAATCGCAAACTTTGGATACGGCCTGCAAGCCGCGTGGTATCGCGAAGTGCTTCGCAGTGTGTTCCGCTCCGAGGGTCGGCTAATGCCTGACGACTTCTCGTTTGTGTTCCTTGTTGTTGAGACCGCGCACCCGCACGGTACTGCGGTCTATCGCATGAGTGATGAGGTGATGGACTGCTACAGCGATCGACTTGTCGAGTTGCAGAAGCAGTGGTGGGAGTGCGTGTTGAAGAATGAATACAAAGGTTGGCCGCAGACAGATGTCGTCGACATCTCGTTGCCAGCGTGGGCGATGAAGAAATTACAGGAGCAACGATGACAAACGAAATCATGTCAACAGATCAACCGACACCGCTTGCGCAGATGCAGAAGGCGAAGGCGATTGCCAAGGAGATTGCGTCAACCGTCGGGCATCTCATCGTCAACATTCAAGGTCGGCAGTATCCGACCGTCGCTTGGTGGCAAGCAGTGGGATGGGCATTCAATGTAACGAGCACTGAAGTAGAGGTAGTAAAGCAGGCAACAGAAGACGGCTCGACAGAGTACATGGCTGTGGTTGCCATCGTGCGCATTGACACTGGCGAGACGGTCAGCCGTGGCTCAGCGATTGCGTCGAGCGCGGAGCGTGCGCCGTGGGGACGCTCGGCATTCAGCGTGCGATCGATGGCGATCACACGAGCGACTGGTCGTGCCTATCGACACGGATGCGCAATCATCCCGCACTTGCTCAAGATCGAGAGCACGCCTGCGGAGGAGATGCCGATCGAGGTCGTGGCTTTGCCTGCAACGCCAAGAAGAAACGAGCACGGATTTGCATTGCCCGAGGCAACAACCCCAAGTAGTGGCTCGAGCAGTGTCATGGCAATGCTCAAGCAGTCAGTGCTTGACGAGCAGATCGACGGTCTTGCCAAGCAAGTCAGCGAGATCGCCAAAGAATTGGGTCACAAGATTTCAGCCGCGTCGGCGCGAGCTAGCGCGGAAAAGGGAAGCACCTCGCAAGAGGATGTTCGGGATCGACTCGTCGCAAAGGTTGCGACTGGTCACAGCAAACTCTCAGAAAAGAAAGCGAGTAAGAAATGAAACTGATTTGGGACGCACCGCAAGATTTAAAGACCGACCGCAAGTTCGAGGAGATCATTCTTCCAAATGGTGTCTACACATTCACCATCACAAAAGCAGAGTTCGCCGCCGACAAGTACAAGGTGAATGAGTTCAACAAGGATGGCATGTCGCTGAAGTTGTGGCTTGACACCGAGTTCCAAGGCAACAGCAAGCGCATCTTTTCGACGATCGGCGTGGACAAACCTTGGGAGATCAACACGGTGGTGCTCGCTTGCAACCTACCCGCAGTGAAGAAGGGCGGGTCGCTCAACGAGCAGAGCCTGGTCGATGTGATTATCCAAGCGAAGGTCGAGCAATACACAAGCAAGATTGGCAAGGTCTCCAACATCGTCAAGGCGTATTTGCCTGCGCATCCTGCGGGCCATCAATCGGGCCATGCCAGCCCGATTGTTGCGCCAGTCGACGACATGGATATTCCGTTTTGAGATAAGCCCCGGACGGCGGGCGGCGGCCACATTGGTTGCCGTCGCTCGCTTTAACAAACGCAAGGATGCGAGATGAAACTTATAGAAGAATCTCTTGATGGCGAGGTCGCATATCACAGTAGAGATCCTGCATTTATTTATACATGCGGCGACCATAAAAAAGAAAAAGATTCAATAGAACATTTAGATAGTTTTTTACTAACAGACTTTTTTAAACAATATTTTACTGTTGGAAAAGAATGCCAATGCTATCCATTGATTAACAGACCAGGCACAATAAGCCATGATTACAGAGTTGATTATCTTTTAAAACCAACAAAAGTATCTGTAGATCTAGGTTGGAATATGGGAGTTGTTTGTATTGAAGCAAAGAAAAGCAACATAAATGCAAATAATACTTTTAAGCAAGCATCGGATTATGTTGATTCTGTTTATAAAAGTGCTGGCGGAATTAAATATTTTATATCGCATTGTTTTATTTATCCGTTGAAATTAAATTGCGGATTTGCGCAAAGTAATGCAATAGAAAATAGGGTTGGAAATATTTATTTTGATAAATATTCTGACACGCTCATATTTAATTTTGAAAAGCATATTTTAAAATTAAAGAAATCTAGTGTTGAAATTAGATCATCAATTGTTAGCGATAAAACGGGGAGTAGATAAAAATGGAACCTGACAATGTTCCGCAAGAACTTAAATCCATTCCGCGCTGGGTCGGATTTACGCCCGACAAGATTCCAATGCAGGCTAACAATGCAAAAGCCAGCAGTACGAACCCGACAACATGGAGCACCTTTGAACGCGCCTGCGAGTTCGCCTCGACGGATGGACTCGCAGGCGTGGGCTTCGTGTTTAACGGTGACGGCATTGTCGGCATCGATCTCGACGCATGCGTGAATGACGGAGAGCCTGAGCCGTGGGCCTTGGAGGTCATATCTCAGTTCGACTCATATACCGAGTACAGCCCGAGCGGCAACGGCATCCACATCTATTGCCGAGGGCGCAAGCCAGTGTGCTCAAGCAAGAAGGAGCAAGTCGAGTGCTACGCCACGACGAGATACTTCACCGTCACAGGCAATCAATACGGCAAGTGCAATGAGATCAAGGAATGCCAAGCCGCGATCAATTGGTTGTGCAGAGCCTATTTGAATTGGGATCAGGAACAGGTTAAGAAGGATAAGAAACAGCAGAATGGCGGCACTCAATTTGATGACCAAGAGACGGCTCGCATCTGCTTGAATCTGCTTGCACCGTGGCGTGCTGATGATTATGACGCATGGGTTCGAGTCGGCATGGTTCTTTACAGCCTAAATCTTTACGACGCATGGGTTGACTTCTCCAAGTCATCGCCAAAGTTTGACGAGAACAAGTGCCGTAAGAAGTGGCCGTCGCTTGTTCCAAAGTTGGCGAACATCTCTTGGCTGATTGGAATGGCGCGTGACGATGTTGGAGTCGACAAGGTCGCCGAGATGCTTGGTCACAACATGACTCCTCACCGTGCCGGCAAGATTGCGGCGATGGATGATTCAGTTGAGGGATCGCAAGTGAGCAGTGCGGCTAGTGAGATTTCGTGCATTGATTTGTCAACTATTAAACCGCAAAAAGTAGACTGGCTTTGGCATCCGTACATACCTCGCGGCATGGTCAGCATGCTGATCGGGCATCCCGGTGTCGGCAAGAGCACGATGCTGATTGATATTGTGGCTCGTGTTTCGACCAGTGGAGTCATGCCCGACGGTCAAGTCATACCCACATGCAAGGTCGGAATTGGAATGGTCGAGGACGATTTGACGCGGGTCACAGTGCCGAGACTTCTAGCGGCTGGCGCAGATCTAGCCAACATTAAATCTCTCGACGGAATTACAAAGCCTAATTCATCTAGCGTGATGCCTATTAAACTTCCGCAGGACGCTGACAGGATTAGGGAGTTTATTGAACAGCACGGCATAGGTCTATTGGTTCTTGATCCGATCACGGCGTACATGGGAGGCAGTGACAACAATGCTCAGCAGGATGTTCGTGATGCCTTGCAACCACTGTCCAAGATTGCCCATCAGACGAACTGCGCAATCTATTTGACCAACCACACATCAAAGGGATGGAAGGAACAGGACGCGGCGTTCATCGGTCTAGGGTCTGTTGCGTTCACGGCCGTGTCCCGAGTTCAGACCCTGCTGATGCGAGAGGTGGACGGAGACTCAAGGGTGCTTTGGATTACCAAGAGCAATATCGGAATTGACTCGTCGCACGGTGGCAGAAGTTGGAATCAAAAGATTGATTCTAAATGGCAAGTTCCATCTTGCACTTGGAAGGAGCACGCATGGCCCGAGTCATTGCAGGAATTCTTGACTAGCCACAAGAGGACTGGTCATGCAAAGCCACCATCCGAGATGCAGAACTCTTTCAATCGGATCCTTAGAGACATGAGCAAGGCGAACGGCGGGGCTGTGACTAGGCAGGATTTGATCGCCGCCTGCTCGGCTGAATCCATCGGAGAGAAGCAGGTCGATAGGTATATAACTCAACTTAATGGGTTCATCTCAAGCCGCAAGGAAAGTGGAAAGACCATTTTGAGCGTAAAAAGGGGGTTTGACGATGACGATGCCCTTTAAAAATCTCCTAGTAGACATGATGTCTGTCTGTCCGTTGCTCTTTATCTCTCTATCACTAATTTATATATATATATATATAA